TATAATTTTTATATTTCTTAACCAAATCTTCTAATTTTTGTTCTAGGATAAACATTTCCAGTGCTTGATCTATTTTTAACAGTGTTTATCGCTACATATCCTGTCAATCCTCTTTCTTTTTTATAAAACAAATATCTATTATTTGAATTTACACCTAGAGATGTATAATCCGATGCCCCACCTCCGGTAGATGATATTCTGTTACTGGTTGAATTATTTTCTATATATGTTTTTATTTCAGATTGTGTCATTGAAGGAAAATTTTCTAATAAGCAAGCTAAAAGGCCTGTTACTTGTGGTGATGCCATACTTGTACCTGAAATAGAACCTAGGTAATAAATATTATTTCTAGGATCGGTAACTAAAGTAACACCAAATTCAGACTGAGCTGAAAAACCATAAACTGATGAGGTTATAAATCTACCTGGAGCATAAACCTCTACTCGACTTCCATAATTACTGAATGTAGTTTTATATTCTTGCGTTACAACATCTATAGCACCTATACATAATGAAGTACCAGAAGCTGTGGGTGTTGAACCTCGCATAGGATAAACTGTAATACCACCAAAACTTGAATAATCAAAATAATTATTATAGTCCAAATCTGATTCAGTATTTACATTCCAATATGAATTTCCTGAAGATCCAACAAATATAACTCCATCCGCTATTGCATCTTCAACATCAGCGTCTAAAGCAGCATATCTTGCAGGTGTTGCTCTTAATGCGTTACTATAAAATACAGGAATTCCATAAGTTTCTAAAGTTGCTTTTCTTTGTTCATTTGTTCCAGAAACACTAATTACAGTGCCTCTATAGTTAAGTTGTGAGATATTACTTAAAAAAAGATCTACATAGTTATAACCCCAACTATTATTTACAATAGTAGGATTTCTTCTTCCTGTAGTATTATTAATTGGTTTACTTTTGTGAAATTCTCTTATGTAATCGTAAATGTATAATTCCCAACTACCTGCTGGACCTCCTGATGAAGAATAACTAAATTCAATATTATAGATATTAGCATCTCTAGCCCAACCTTGAGTATTTCCTGCAACAGTGCCAGTTACATGCGTTCCATGGTTGCTACTCACAGCACTATAACTATAAGGTAATGTTGTTACATATCCTAAAGCTGAACTATGTTGAAACCAATCATATGAAACAAATCTACTTCCTCCTGTTCCATCAGAATTTACGGCAAATTCAGGATGATTTCCGTTAATATGAGCATCAACGACAACAACATCTACATTTTTTCCTGAAGATGTAGTATAAATTGTTTGTGCAGTTTGAGTAAAAGATCCGTTTGTTCCCCAATTTGCTAAAGGAGTTCCTGACGTAACACTATATAGTCCCCAATTTTTATCATTAGAATCTATTGTGTTGCTTTTTTCAAAATTATCTGTTTGAGACCAAAAAGCAATAGGAACTAAATTTAATTCTTTAGGTAATTTTTCTACCGCTAAAACTCTAGGATCGTTTTTTAAAATATTTGCTTCTTCGTCTGTTAAATAATAATGTGTGTTTCTACTTATTTCTCTTATATTAGCAATATCAACTTTACGATTAGGAATATGTAAAGTACCTTCAGTATTTTCCATATCTTCATAAAAAGAATCAATGTCTTGTCTATTACGTAAAGTAACTACATACTCTTTTGTTTCAGACATTTTAAATTTCTAATTGTAAAATTGTTAAAGTTACGGTAATAGTTGCTGTAGAACCACTTTTATTTTTTATAGAAATAGGAATATCAGTATTAATTGTACCATTGTTATTAAATCCTACAGCAGCTGGTGATATTAAAATTGATTGACTGCCTGTTGTAATAACTTCAGCAATAACTCCTGAACCTGAAGTAGGGTCTGTTGTTTCACCTCTAGCACTATCATTAGAACGTGAAGTTGTATCTGTGTAAATTCTTACCCAGGCAGCTGCGGAAGTTTCTATTTTAAATAAAGCGTATCCTTTAAAACCTGTAATTGTTAAATTTTCAGAAGCATTATTACTCAAAGATGATGATGTAACGGCAACACTTGAACGTGATGAAGCACCTGAACCAGCTGATCCTACATAACCTATATCACCTTTTGAACCTGTATAACCTCCTGGATCACCTTTTGAACCTGTGTAACCTATAACACCTTGTGAACCTGTGTAACCTACGCCTTGTGAACCTGTATAACCTATAGATCCTGTATAACCTAGAGAGCCTGTATAACCTTGAGAGCCTGTATAACCTCCAGGATCTCCTTTTGATCCTACATATCCTGTTGAACCAGTATAACCAGCACCTGCTGATCCTGTATAACCTATAGATCCTGTATAACCTAGAGAGCCTGTATAACCTTGAGAGCCTGTATATCCGTCTCCTGATCCTGATCCTACAGCAGTACCATTCAAAGTAAAAGTTCCAGCAGAATTTACTTTTAATGTGTTACATCCAGCTTTAAGTATTATTTGATTACTACAACTAGCTCCATCACCTTCTGCGCCAATACCCATTATAATATTACAATTTCCTCCAGTATTACAATAACCTGCTCTATTACCTAAAAATATATTGTTACAACCAATATTGTTACAATATCCTGAACGATAACCTATAAGTACGTTATAATTTCCTGAACTTGTAAATCTACCTGTACAAGTTCCCATAAAAATGTTATTACTTGCAGTTGCACCACATTCATTCGTATAAGAACCTATAGCTATATTCTCGCATCCGCCAATATTGCTATTAAAAGAACACCACCCTGCGGCAAAATTTCTATGCTGTCCAGCCAAACATAAATTTACACCTACATAATGACCTAAAAACGTGTTAGAATTGGATTGATATGTACACATTCCTGTATTTTTTCCTATTCCTATAGTAAAATAAGAAAGATTAGTACATTTTAGGGAACATGTTCCTATTGCTATGTTTTCTGCATAACAACAATTATACATTAATGAACAAGTTCCTATAGCAACGTTGCCTACTCCTGAACCGTTATGTCTTCCTGCTTGTTGACCTAAAAAAACATTTTCTCTGCCAGAAGTTATACACATTCCAGCATTCCATCCTAATACAACGTTACAATCACCAAAACATACACATTTTCCAGCACCTTGACCTATAAAAATGTTATCACATGCTGTATTACCTACTCCTTCCAATCCATAACCAGCAGCTTGGCCAATTAAAACATTATGTCTGCCTGTAGATACATCTCTACCTGCTGAGACGCCTACAATAAAATTATATGAACCAGTTGTGATGTTTCTACCTGCGTAATTTCCAAAAACAACGTTATTTGATCCTGTTGAGTTTCTTAAAGCTCTACATCCTATTGCTACATTACCATTACCTGTTGTATTACAGAATCCTGCATATTCTCCTACAAAAAAATTAAAATTCCCTGTTGTATTATTACATCCAGCGTAAGTGCCTAAAAAAACATTACTACATCCACACGTGTTTGATATACCAGACTTTCTACCTAAAAAAATATTGCCAGATCCATTTATATTAGAATAACCTGAACAACATCCAATAAAAATATTAGAGTGGCCACAAGCATTATTATAACCCGCTTGAAGTCCTAAAAATGTATTATTACCTCCAGCAATATTACAACGACCAGCACATCTTCCTATAAAAGTATTATTTGAAGCTGAAGTATTAAAGCTAGAATATTCATATGCCACTCCTGAACATTGTCCAGCAAAACAACCAACAAAAAAATTATTTGAAGAATTTATGCCTGTACCTGTATCTAAGTTTGTTGTTACTATGTTTGCCTCGCCAAAAGTACAGCTACAGCGTGCAAATACATCAGCACCTGAACCTGCTGAACCTGTAAAACCAATATCACCTTTAGAACCAGTATAACCAGAGCCGGCTGATCCTGTATAACCAGCGCCTGCTGATCCTGTATAACCTAGAGAACCTGTATAACCTATAGAACCTTGTGAACCAACATAGCCAATATTTCCTAATGAACCTGTGTAACCTGCTGAACCTGTGTAACCAGCACCTGCTGATCCTGTATATCCAATATTTCCTAATGAACCTGTGTAACCTGCTGAACCTGTGTAACCAGCACCTGCTGATCCTGTATATCCAATATTTCCTAATGAACCTGTGTAACCTACTGATCCTGTATATCCAATATTTCCTGATGAACCTGTATATCCAATATTTCCTGATGAACCTGTATATCCAACACCTGCTGATCCTGTATATCCAATATTTCCTGATGAACCTGTATATCCAATATTTCCTGATGAACCTGTATATCCAACACCTGCTGATCCTGTGTAACCTATAGAACCTTGTGAACCAACATAACCAATGTTACCTTGTGATCCTGCATAACCTGGTAATCCTACGTTTGAAAATTCTACCCACTGATCGGAGTTTCCATCATTGTAATAAAAATATTGAACACCTGTTGCTTCATCCAACCAAACGTCTCCAAGTTGAGCGCTTGTAGGAGGAGTGGCAGAAGTTGTAACATCTAAATTTCCTTCAGAGCCTGTGTAACCTTGTGAACCAGTATAACCAGCACCGGTTGATCCTGTAAATCCTAAATCTCCTTTTGATCCTGTATAACCTAAACTTCCTGAATATCCTAAATCACCTTTTGATCCTGTATAACCTAAACTTCCTGAATATCCTAAATCACCTTTTGAACCGGAGTAACCTAAACTACCTGTAAATCCTAAATCTCCTTTTGATCCTGTGTAACCAACTCCAGCCGATCCTGTATAACCTAAACTTCCTGAATATCCTAAATCACCTTTTGAACCTGTATATCCCAAACTTCCTGAATATCCGATATCACCTTTTGATCCTGTGTAACCAACTCCAGCTGATCCTGTATAACCTAAACTTCCTGAATAACCGATATCACCTTTTGAACCTGAGTATCCATTAACTCCAGCCGATCCAGTAAATCCTGTAGAACCTGTATAACCAACTCCAGCTGATCCTGTATATCCTAAACTACCTGTATATCCTAAACTACCTGTATATCCTAAATCTCCTTTTGAACCTGTATAACCTCCTCCACCACCAACTGTAAATTCTGTCCAGTTTGCCTCAGCATTAGGCATAGCACCTGTTATAGCACTACGTGATTCACCTCCTAATAATTTGTAAGTGTAATAAGAATCCGAATTTCGAGTTGTAGCTCCTGCTGTATATCCTGTTTTAAGATATACTAACATACCTTCTTGTATTCTAGCTCCAGGAATATCTGTTAATCTATCTCCAGAATCTCCACTTATACTTTGTAAAGCTCCACGAATTTCCGTATCTAATACAATAGGCGCATTAGTGTTGGTACTCCAGGTACCTGGCCAAATATTTCGAGTTAAACCACTATAATTAGATGCCATATTATCCTATTTGTACGTAAGTTGTTCCTGGTTGTAAAGTTATACCATAAAGATTATAA